ATGCCTCAATTTATGCTCTAGAGGTAGAGCTCTCTATTTATAGTCGTGAGTCAGACTCTCAGGTAGACAAGCTAGACAGTGTGGGTTCTATCAGATCCATCGTAGCTACAATAAACACTTTCCCGGTATCAATCGCTGTGGTTGACGCGCCTCCGCTCGTTGAATAACAGAGTCGGGCTGGGACATACATATTCCCAATGGCTAAGTCTATATTAGTATGGGTCGTCAAGCCAGCCGTAGAGATGTAAGCATACCAATCTTTGTCCAATCGCTTGGAGTCCAGATCGGTGCACAAAGCTCCAGGAGGCCGAGAATTGGAAGTAGGATTTATAATCACTTGAGCACCTTCCGCTCCTGACCAAACTGGTCCTGAAATATATCCATCCAAGGTACTCATTCCTTCATCATCTAGTGGTGCAGTATCGGTATAGTCATATTGAAACCCCATGGAATAAAATCCCGAGGTACTAACAGAGCATGTTGGAACGTATACTACACAAAGAGAGACCCATCGCCACTTCTGCCAATTAACCGCAACACCGGCTATCCACCTTGAAATCCGGGGGGTCAGGTCTAGCCTCGTCGTCGCGAATACACTAGAACACGTAGATGTTCCTATGATTTCGGTCTTCGAAACTCTAACACCCCCGGCCGGTAACATCCTAAGAAATGGGACATTGCGGGACATCATCATGCCAGCACTGGCTGGTAATGTCACCGCACGGGTAGTTGCTGAACCACTCGTTCTTCGTCTGTTCCGACTTCTCCTCCGTCTCCTTTGGTTGACGGTCGGGGCCACAGGCACGGACATCAAGGCCTTTATCTGTTGACAAAGGCTCTCGACGCTCGTCTGCTTGGAGCCACCCCTCTTTCTTCTCGCCATTTTCCTCAATGATTTTGTGGCCGACCTCTCGGCGGCCACATCTCACGTACTTCTCAATCCGAAACCACTCAGGACAAGAACCCAACTCCACCTCTAAGTCCTCCACATTTTCCACATCCGAAGATAGAAATCTATAGAGGGTCTTAGCCCACGTGGTCAAGTAACATCGCTGAGCGCTTATAAAGTGCGAACAGAAATTGAAGTCAAGCAACTTCTCGCCGTCAGCATTGCAAGGCATATATTCCTTGCAAACATGGCCTAAGCGCAAGTATTCTTTCTGCGCTCCAGCCATATAGCCTTCAACTGAATCATCACCCATGGCTATGCACCAGGGGGATCCAATGATGGCTGCCATCAGACACCGGATTCGAGAGTTAGTCGAGCTCGTATTGTACGAGCCGCGCTTCATCAAACCCGGGAGTTGCTGTGACACCAGAGTTCCATTGCTCAGCTGGAATACTGAGTTCATGAAACAGTAGTAGCGATTTCGAGCCGCCATTGACAATTTCTTGCCAAACCCGCCCAATCTCACTCTCATTTCCCAATCCGCCCAAAGCTCCCAGTCTTGTACCGACCAATCAAAACCTGAAATATCGGCCTCCGCTGCTGGATGACTATGGTGTTTCCACCGTAAGTCCTCCCATACAGAAGCCACTTGGTCTGCCGTTGATAAGCCCATGCCGGGCTTAGACGGACATCCCTTCCACAGAGATATCTCAAGCTGATTCTGAGGTCCAAAGATCATCCTCTCAACAAGCTGGTCCACAAGACTCACAGAGGAGATTAAACGAAACCTTCCTTGGAGTACCTTAGCCAGCTTGTGAGGCTCCTGTTTGACAAATAGTCGAACAGGATCACACAATCCAGCTTCCACCAGAAACTCGGGACTGGGACAAGATGAGAGGTCGAACTTAGACAGGAGTTCGAGGCGCTGGCACACAGCCGCTTGTAATAGGGACATGTGGCGGTCTATGATGCCAGCGTTAGTTACACTTAAGACTGACAGGGGGACGCCAGGGGAAGCTTTCCGATTGACTTCCCTTTGCGCGATTTCCGAGACCGCTTGCGCGATCTCTTCTTCTTCCCATTCTTCTCCCCTGAGGCTTCTCCTTGGTCTTGATTTTGGGTATTGGAGGATGAGCCGATCAATGCTTTCCCCAAGGTTGTCTGGGGCCGCAGTTCTTGTAAAACCACCGGCTTGGAAGGTGAGAGACTTCCACTCGGCATCGCTGCCGCGCTTTGTCCACTCAAAGCCTTCAAGCTCTGGGAAAGCTTTAAAGTCAGCTGGGCTTGGTTTTCTATGAGCGTCTCCACCAGCCTCTCTAAAGCGCACAGACGAGCGTCCGACGCAGAGGAGGGGCATGCCTCCTGGGGTACAATCGCCGGTTTCCCAGCAATACCCCCCAAGTGCACCAAGGGCGGCAAGGACCGAGGTCCTGCCGCCCCAGAGCAGTTTAAATGCTCCTCTGGCGACTCCATAGTCCCAAGGCAGTCAAGAAATTCTGCCGCGGGTTGAGCGAAGAAGTCATCATCTTCTTGTTGGCTCCAGGCCGGGGCCTTAAACCGCTTCTCACGCTCACTCAAACTCAGCGCATAGTCATTGCTTCCCAGCGCCACCTTTCCAATTCCCTTAATCTCAACTTCCAGATATTCCTCGCCCTTCCGCAAATCCATATCTTCGTAGTCAAAAGGATTGTAAGAAACTTCAGAATGCCAGGTCTCTTGAGTAAGGCCTAGTAACAATCCTACATTCACACCGCGATTCGTGACTCCCTCCTGTAGGGAGCCCAAGTGGACAGCCACCACCTTTCCATTTCTGTAAAGAGGAGCTCCACTCCAACCAGCAGTGGTGGGACACGTGTGCTCTACAAGATACTTCTTTTCTCTCGGTTTACACCATCCCGTTCCTACATTCAACTTCATCGAACTCTGGCCTCCATACACCGTGACTACTTGACTCTGCTCGCACAAGTCCAAAGCTGCGGCTTTTACGCCTAGCTTGGTCCATACAGCATCTGGCCCCCTAACCAGCACGAAGTCCACCTGATGGTGGTCACATCCGTAGATGGTGGGCCAGCTAAAGTCCACATCTGCGACACGGCCTGCTTTAGCTATACAAAGCTTCGGCGTCCGGCCGTGCCACACATGGTTAGCAGTCAACAGATAGGTCTTGCCCCTGAATTTAACGCGGGCCCCAGCCCCAACTACAGTTCCAGTCTCCTCAGCTGCCTTTATCAAAACATACGAGGCCTCTTCTTTTCCTGGCGATACGAAATTCATGGGGTTACCACGAACCGCCGCCTCCTCAGTGGGTCGAGACTCACGAGGAAGGAGATGCCAATACTCCGGATTAATAACCAGAGTATGTTCCACACCATCCAGGATTGCTTTACAGCATATTCCCTCACGGGGGTCAAAGAAGGGGCTACCTACCAGCTGCCCAAGCTTGGAACCGGGATTCTCCTCACGGAGAACCACCAAGGTTCCTTGCCAGTAGCGCC